AATCGGGAGAAGGTACAATGTCAGCAGGACTAAGAGAATTGTGAGCCATAGTCCCAAACAAAACAAAAGCACCGATGATGCCAACGAATCTTTTGGATGATGCTTCTCCTTTGTCACCTTTGAAAAAATCTAAAAACTTCATATTTCGTTTGAGTTTAATAATGTGTAAGTGAATGAATTTCCGTGAAGTGCTGCGGCTTTTTTAACGATGAGCATAAACTCGTCAAAGTCAGCGGACTTTTTGAACACCTGACAACCCTCACTCCAATTCTCCACATAGGTAGAATCTGCACCGGCTTTGTGGATGTTGATGCCGAACACACCTTCTTGAATTTTGCTTTCATCATAGGTCATATCCTTGTTGGCATCACGATACACTTTCACATTCTTCGCTTGTTTCAACGCCTCATATTTGCCTTGATGCAATCCGATAGCGTGTGAACCACGATATTGACCAGCAACCAAACGAGCAACACCAGCAGCGTTGTGAAATTCTTTCACGCCCTTTGTTCCTGGGTCAGTTGTGGCTGCCCACTTTTTGAATACCCAAGCACCGTTGTGTTTGTAGCTCAAAGTTAGAAAGTCATCAAATAGGTTTGTCACCTTGTTGCCGGTTGAACTTTGGCGAACACCGATGATGTTCAGATTCAATTCTCCATCGGAGAAATATGCGAATCCCTTCTTGATCATCGCAGCTTCAATTTGTTCTCTTGTCATCTTCCTTGTTTATTGTATGGTTTACTTGACTTGTGTTTGTTTTTGTGCTTGGTATGTCTGCGGAGCTTATTCTTGGGCTTCGCTCTAAATGTGGATGTGTTGGTTGCCTTTGCCATTAGTTAAATATGTATAAACGGAAGTACTCAAAGTCCTCTTTACCACCTTCTTCAACATAGTTTAACCACGCATCGTATGCCTTGCCTGATAGTTTTAATGGCACTTCGCTTGTATCAAGTCCAGCACCAATCATCTTGGCTGAAAACACTTCAACTTTCTTGGTCATCACATCAACCTTTTGTTCGGCAATGGCAACGGCTTCTTTCAACTGTGCTTTCTCTTCAACTTTCTCAGCGACCATCTTCTCACCCATTGCTTTTGCTTGTGCAGTTGCAACCGATGCCATCTCTAAATTCTCAGATATCTTTTGGAGCATCAGTTCCACTTCGTCAACAGGTACTGACTTGGTCTTTTTAATTGGTGTGGCAATAATCCCCACAAAAAAACAAGCGACAAAAAGCAATGTGATGTGTTTCATAATTTTTTCATAGTGTTCATTATCCGAATCTCCGTAATGGCTGATGCCAATGCAGAATCCGAACGCTTCAGGGCGTAGGTCAATCGGTCAATCTTGATATCAAGAGCATCTATCTTTTGATTACTCTTTTCAATCTGCTCTTTATACCCTGAACGAAGGTCAATGTAAAGATAACTGACAGCCACAAGCATACAAAAAGCAACTGCGGCAATTGGATTCTTACGAAATTGGTCAAAACTAACTGGAAGTGCTGAAGGTTTTTTGATAGATGCCACGCAGACAAATAGAAATTTACTACTTGTGTTGCTTTTTGTCTTTCTCCATATAATACTGATCCACGAAGAACACAATTCCAAAGAATAACAATGCAACCATCGCTGCTGCGAAGATGCTGACGATGTACATTTCTGCTATCTTTTCCATTACTTTTTATCTGCCATATGTTTAACACCCATAATCGTTCCTATGATTGAGAATGAGTTGGTCAAGATGATTCCAAATAGATTGCTCCAGGTAGTTTCAATGATTGTAGAATTTAACCCCTTACTGATGACATACAAGTAAAGAATCGTTGTCAAGATACAAACTGCACCAATCACCGACAATGCGACCTTCACAATCAATCCAATCAATTCAAACTGAGTGCGTTTTTGTAGTGATTCTAAATCCTCAACCGCTGCGTTCTTCAGCATCTCAGATTGTGCAAGTGATTCTTGCAAATCAATCATCAACTTTTCCCGATCCGCTTGGCTTTCAATTAAGTCCTTGTTTTGTGATTGGACTTGTTTGGTAATCTCTAATCGTTTCCGTCTTGTTTCTTGATCACGCTGCTTTGCCTCGTCAATGTATCTTTGGAATTCCTCATCCGTTGTTTGGATGACTTTCAAGACATTGCCCTCTAAACCAACCTTTTTTGTTTTCCATAGGTTCAGTAGTTGTTGGGCAGTATCATTGCTTAGAATCACTTGTATACCTTAAACGGAGCAGTTTTATTCTTGTACCCTTGATAATCTCTGCGGAAGGATTCCAATCTTGGCTCAATCTCATCTGATTTAATAATCCAAAACTGAGCTCCAACGGATTTCGCCTTGTCAATTTCTTGTTTATCGTCTGAACTGGAGATGATTCCGATGACAACACCGTTGCCGTACTCCGTGTTGATTTTTCTGATCAACTCAATCCCATCAAATGAAGAACCAATGATGTTCAAATCCACAAACACGCATTCGGGGCGTTCTTCATCAAGCCCTTCATTGAACCACTTCTTAAATAACCTATCGGCTTCGTCTGAAGATGTCAAACTTTGCAAGGAAAGTGTGATGTCCAGCAACGAGCAAGAATCTTCAAAAACCAAGTGGAACAAATCCTCGTCATCAACTAATAATATGGAATTAATCATCGTATTTTTATCTTTAATTTTGTACCTATTTCTAATTTCTCCGCAGTTACCGGGAATTTGTGTTCATCCATTATCGCAATACAAATGTTCAAACCCAATCCGCTTCCAGCTTCTTTCTGCCCTTCTTTTCGTTTATACGGTTGCGACCATTGAATCAAATCTTCTTGACTCATTCCACGACCATTGTCAACGATGCAAAGATAGTTGTCCTCCGCAAATATGCGAATCACCTTTGTTGAACTATCGTTGTACTTTAACCCGTTTCTGATTAGGTTATCCACCGCAGTACAAAACAATGACTCGTTCACTTCAATGATGGGTAGTTCTTCAATGACAACTTGCTTTTCATAACTGGTACTGCTCAGGTAACTGATAAGTATTTCACGCAGATCAAACTCGTTCTTTTCAAGTTGTGCATCTGCCTTCACCAAGTTCGTGAATTCTTTCACTCCCTTGTACACTTTTTGTGTGTGGGTCAATCCCTCTTCAATCATTCGCAAGGGTGCATCAATCTTCAAGTCCTTGATTTGCTCTTCAGACAATCTCCGTTTTAAGGAACTCAAACCTCGTGGGATATATGTATTGATACCTGAGTGCATATCGTGTCTTAGAATCTTTGCAGCGTGTTCCAAATAGGAATTCTTTTTGTTTACATCCGCTTCAATTATCTTCTTGTCGGTGATGTCGGTTGCAATTAGCATCACTTTGTAAACTTCACCGTATGGATCTTTGATGGGGTTGTAGTTACCGAATAGCCAAATCTCCGAGCCATCTGATTTGAGCCGTTGATATTCTCCTTGCTTGAATCTGCCAACTCTCAGCTCATTCCAAAACGACTGCCATTGTGATTGAACAAAATCCGCAACAAGAACTTTGTGCGATTGTCCAATAATGTCATCATAGCCGAGAACTGTGTAGAACTTTGGATTGGCTTTTGTGATTGTTCCATCCTTGTCAAACTCCAATAGGATGTTACTGGCATCAATTGCGTTGAATGTATCGTCAATGCTTTGGAATTTATGTCGTGCTTTTCTGACGAACTCAATCACCACAAAATAGAAAAAAGGTATAAAGGCAATAATTGACCAATAGCCAAAAAGAGCCGATGTGTAGGTCGGCTCAATGTATTTGAAAACAAGTGCGGATTGCACGGAAAGAAAGGTCAGCATAATGACTGACGCAATTATCAAAGCGATCCAAGAACGACCGCTTAGTTTCATATCGGGAATGGAGGGGGGGGTGGTGGTGTATACTCAATGCGTTCAAGTTGTTCAAGTTGGTCGTGAATTTCCGCAAAATTAGAATCATTCAAAACCTCTAATCCCACTATCCATCTATCGCTTCCGTCTATTACAAATACGAGTTGGCTCTCATTGTAAACATAGCCATTTAAGGCATTGTATTGTTCGGTATTTGGGTGTAATACTATCATATACTTGCTATGTAACTATCTAAAGCATCAACAAAATCACTATACTCATTTGTGATTGAAGCACCTCCATAAATAATACTTAATTTGTCGGCAGAAAATTGACTCGCCGATCCGTTAGAATTTCTTGCTAATGCAAATAAATTTAACGATGGTATTGCTACAGAAACTGCGGTTTCAGTTTGAAAAATTGTTTTAACACTATTTTTATAATAGTCAAAATCCAATGAATTGTCACGAATTAACGCAAATGTACCTTGTGAAACTGCTTGAGGAGTTGTATTTGCAACCATAAAAGCAGTTGAATTTACGCCAATACCACCATTGGCGGAAAAGTGTAACCTTAAAACGACTGGTGTACCAACTAAACTGCCTAAATCACAAGTCAATGCAGTGCTTGTGTTAAACTTATATCCGCCAATAGATGTAGAGTTCAAAGATAGATTAACCGCATTTGTATTTGGGTTATAATTTGTGTTAATATAACTACTTGTACCATTACCCGTAAACCCTTCATCTGTAGTAAATGTAGGGCTATTAACTGCCGTATATTGGCTCAATCTTTTCCAATCTATTAATGCAAAATTACTATTACCATCAGTCGCAAATACTGCAAAAGTATCTAATTTAGACCAAACACCAGCCGACTTCAAATCAACGACTAATTGGTTTTGCTTTATTCTTTGTCCAACACTTGGCAAAGTATAACCCTGCGTAGTGGCGTAGGTTAAAACTGCCTGATAGTCCGCATCAAATGATGCAATTTGCGATGCGATTAATCCGTGACTTGCTAAAATCATTATGCTATATCTCCAAATAAATACCACTCATTCGTATCAATCTTAATCAAAGTTGCACCGCTATATTGAGCGTTCAATTTTAACTTTGCCCCGTTGCTTCGGATGGTTACGCCACTCGTTGCAACGATGGTGGTTTGACCTGCTCCATACTGAGCCAAAAGTATCTGAGTGCCTGTGGCAAATGCTACCGAACTATTCAAAGGAACGGTTAAGTTATTTGCACTGGCATTATTTAGCTCTACCAATTTATCGGCATCACCTAACACTAAGGTGTAGGATGCCGTTTGTCGGTTGGTTACTATCAGTTTGTTTGTCTTGGCATCAAGTGCAGTTTGCGTGGCAGTAGATACGGGTTTGTTTGCATCTGAAGTATTATCAACATTGCCTAAACCTACATCACCTTTTGCCAAATCAATGTTACCACTACCAAGCAAAGATTGTCCTTCAATCGTCTTGATGTTTGTTGCAGATACCAAAGTATCTTGCTTACCTGTGAACTGTGTTTGGATATTGTCCGTCAAGCCATTCAAATAATCAAACTCAGCATTGCTGATTAATCCCGTGCTAATTTTTGCAGCATCTATACCAGTGGGCAAATCACCTGCTGCCAAGTCCGCACCTGCAGTTACCAAACCTTTTGCATCGTAGGTGATTTTGGTTTTAGTCGCTCCAGTAATGGCTGCGTTTTCATCTACCTTCAAATCCAATGCAGTTTGCAAATCCGTTTGAGTTGACAAAGTGCCGGTAATCCCACCCCAAGCAACTGCCGAACTGATGGCAATGTTGCCACTTCCCAAAATGGAAGTTGAATTGATGGTCTTGATATTTGTGCCTGATACAAGTGTTGCTTGTTTCGCATCCAATGCCGTTTGTGTGGCACTTGAAACTGGCTTGTTTGCATCACTTGTGTTGTCAACATTATTCAACGACAATGCCGTTTTCAACGCAGTTGGTGTTATCTTCTTGGTTTCTGCTGCTGATGTATCAACGATTGGAAACAAATCCGCTGCCGTGTCAACGGTGACGATAGTGGTTAATTGGGATATCTTTTGATCTGCCATTATAGTATGATTTTATCACCGCTTTCCAACAGAAGAAATCCTCCGTTTTCCAGCAACATAAATAGTATTTGTGTGG